TTTCTACACATGAAACACATTTTACATTCTCGGTTTTTAGCATTTAAAAAATTTTCTATAGGTTGAGGTGCCCGGCTACAACTCGAACATTTCTTAAATCCATTTGTCTCTTTGTCATTTAATGTACGTGTATTCGATTTTGTTCTACATTTTAGGCACGTTTTACACTCTTTACCTTTTTCGTTAATAAAAACTTCTATGGGCTGGGGTATACGAATGCAACTCGAACATTTTTTATACACCGACATGTCCTGGTGTGGGAGTATATTACACCCGAATATTTTTATTTGGGCTGGTAGTTCAGCAAGTCGGTATCCACTGCCACCCGAGGTCGGCAGTAATCTTCTTCCATATAATGTCGTGCTTGTACAGCTTTTCTTTCGATTTGAGTAGAGGAAAGCATGGTAAGTATTCATCCTCGCCGAGCAGTTCGCAGAATTTGTACAACACATAAGAGTAACTCAAAAAGTTTTTACGGTTTTCGGGACAATGTTTCTCAAAAGGCTTTTGAATCTGCCCAAACATGAGTCGAAGTCGGTCTTCCAAGGCTTGAGGCATGGCTGGCGGTTTCACCCCGTTGAGAATCGTTGTGATGTAGGGTGCGTGTTCGTAGTATTTATTCATGTGAATCTTCTTTAGCATTTCGCGCACCTTTCGGTGCGTCAGGTCTGACTTGTCTTTGATGCGTTGCTTTTTCACTTCGAGCTGTAATTGGTCAATCAGTTCTTGTGGTACACTCGTATACTCTTTTGCCTGGAACTGATTGACCCATTCGTTGAAATGGTTTTCACGCCGGTACGAATAGACGACGTGGCGTTCCATTTCCTGTTCCTCTTTGAAACCCACCTCTTGGCATTGGACATAGTCGGTCATTCCGCATTTGAGACAAATCATGTCGCTCGTCATGTCGTCGAGTGTATGGTCGATTGAACCACACCCTTTGCATTTGGGCAAGTATCCAGGGTTTTTCTTTTGCATCGGTGTGATGTGATTTCCCTCGACTGTGGTCATGTACTTTTCGTAGACATCCTTCTTCTTTCCACCTGCGGATTCAAACTCCATCAATAAAGGAATGCATTCCGCCATGTAATCATACATTTCCTGTTGGGCTCCATGGTCCCCTTTAGATATTCTTTTTTGAAATTCCGCCAAGCGTTCTTGATAGCGTCCTTCCATTCTTTTTATTATATATGATTCTTTTAGTTAATGTGGGTCCTAAATCTCATCGAACAATGTAGACCTAAGAACTTTCAGGTTCATCAAATGTTCAGGCACGACGGCGACGAGTTGATACCGGTTGACGAATTCAGGCCAGGCGAACACGGACACGTCGATTACTACTTTGGTGGTCAGCTGTACACGCACCTCGGGCACTGGCCCATCGAGAACATCATCCCTCGTTTTTCAGTTCCGGTACACAGTGCCATTTTCGTCAACGACGAAGACAGGAAACCGGAAATCTGTACGGAAATCGTCAGGCGCCACTCAGGCCCGACGCAATCACCGGTGTCGTTTGATGTGTATGCCCCTCGGCCTCATTTTACAGTTTCATTCTCAGGAGGGTTCAGAATCTCCATAGGAATCAAATGGATCCTTGTGAAAAAAGTGGCCGGTACAGTTCGTGTTCAAAACGTCCTTGGTCAAATGACACGACTGGATGTCTAATTGAGTGGGACGTATCCGATGGGTTCCCTGGGTTTTTCCAATTCACGTAAAAGCAAGGTGACAGTGTTAACAGCTGTAACAATTCCAAACACGGAGAATGTGACAATTGCCACTGCAAAGACAAAATCCACCATCACTTGTTGTTTTTATCGAACGCTGTTCTTATCTAGTGCCACTTGAACATCATCTTTTTCAATAATTCTGTGATTTTCTCACGTTCTTCCGAATACAGAGGAAGGCTGTTACAAACTCGTGTAATTTCACCCTGCATGTTCCACGCTGTTTCAGCGTCATTCTTCTCGAGAAGCTCGTTCATCTTGATAACCAGCTGAGAGGCTTCGTTTTCCATTGATTACAGTGGGTTCGTCGCCTTTAACAGACAACGGGCGTGCCTCGTCCGACAAACTCGCACCATGGGTATTTAACCGTCCACTTTCGGTGCCAAGTAAAACTTGAGTTCACCGAGGTTTGCAACCGTGTACCGGAACACGATGGGCATGTTGTCGTCGTCGTCGTGCTGCATCAGCTGGACGCTCGAGCACAGACTCGTCGCCCGAGTGAACATGTTGATGTACTTGAGCGAAAACACGTTTCCGAGCGGCTTGTCCTTCCCGGGCTCTACACACTCGAGGATGGTTTTTTGGTTGGCGAAACCACCCTCACACTCGAGCTCGAGTGTGTTCTTCTTACGCGTGATTCGAATATCCTGAGCCAAGTTGTTCATGTCACGAGTCACGCGTTGGAAATCGACGCTCGGGATGGTTGTCAGGACGTTCATCTCAATTTCGGGCACGGACAACATGTCGTCGTTGATATCCAGCAGTTTGAAATCGAACGACGTCGACGACTTTTTTGCTGCATTCTCGATCCGAATGTGCAGCAGGTATGCGTCATCAATCGACATGCTCAGTGTGTCCGTGTTGGTCACCGACTTGAGCAGCTTGTACGTATTTGACACATTGAGACCGGCCGTGTGTTCCCCCTCGCAGTGGTACTCTTCAAAGTTTTCCGCCGGCATGACCAGGTGGACGAGAGTCACGCGCGCCGTATCCAGAGTGACAACCATGAGACCCTCTGGGCGGAACACGAGATTGACATCGTTGATGATATCCTTGAGCACCTCAAAGACGGTACGAAAGGCACTCGCCTGAATCGTTTTGAGACGAACCATACCCACAAAACGCAGACTCACTTTATACCCTTCTGGTACGCGTCAGTCACCTTACGATTCACCTTTTCCTCGAGCTCACGTGTCATCGGGGGCGCCAAGGGCATGTTGAAGTGTTCAATGTCGAAATAATCGCCAGCCTCGTTCTCATGTGTATCATCCAGAGCTGCACCGGAGAGAACAGTCTGGTCAAACTCCTCGACGCGTTCCTCTGGTTTCATCGACTCGATCCATTTACGAACGTCATTTCCGACAAGCAGGTGGCCGTCGTTCGTCACCAGGGTGGGCACGCGCGTAATCTGTCTTGACGGAACGCCCTGAGTCGACACGTTATGGAACCGAATCATATGGATGAGCGCTGGGTTTTCCCGAATCTCCTGGATCACCTGAGAACAATATGGGCACTTGTCGCTGTAGACCAAAGTGGCCATCCTAGTATTGGATAACTTTTTGTACCCAGGGGGACGACGCAGTGGACACGGTGGAAAGGACTTTTTTCTCGCCTGTTAGTAATATGAAGGACGTTGTTGTATTTCTCCTTCTGGCAATTTTGGGATTTTTGCTGTGGAACCGCGGTGTGTTCATGAACGGTGAGGCGTTCGTGAACGTCAGCGACCAGAAGCCTGTGAACCCTGCGACGATCCAGACCATCATCAACGCCATTCAGGCGAAGAACCCCGACGTGTACCCCGTCCAGACCATCTACATCAACTCGATGCTGGGTGATCAGGGCTCGGCGATGTATGATGCCCGTATCATGTTCATCAACACACGTGGTTACTTTGGTGTCCAGTACGACATCAAGGCGGATGATGCCGGTAACATCATCGAGCTTTCCGAGCAGCCCCAGCCCGGCATCGGCGCTGCTGATGTTTTCGAGCCCTTCGGTCCCAGTGACTCGTACACCACGTTCGAGGACACCCAGGTTGTCCTGGACAAACAGTTTGCGGATTTGAAGACCCAGGTTCCTGGTTACCAGGGCAAGCTTGACATTTGGCTGGAGCAGATGCGTCAGTCGGATAGAAACAACGCCGACGCCGCGGCGTGGAACGGTGCCGTTGTTTCTAAGCGTTAATTAGGAATGATATCAGCGCAAAATCTTGCTGAACGCGAGCGTAAAAGGCTCGAGGTTCGCAAGGCAACTTACAAAGCAATTCTCGAACAGCTCTGTCGCAAAATCAAATCTGCGTCAGAACTTGGAGAACGTTCGTTGTTTCTGACAATTCCACCGTTTACTATAGGGTACCCGGCGTACGACATCGACACGACGACCGTGTACATTCAGCGTCAGCTGGACCGTTTGGGATACAAGGTGATCAAGGTGGCACAGGGCACATTGGGTGTCAGCTGGTGTGCGAAACCCAAGGGACCTGTCGTCATTGATCACTCTGTTGAAGAAGAATCGACTCGGAGTATTTCACTCCCGTCGCTCGCCAATTTACAAAAGACGGCTGCGAAATTGCGTGGAAAAAAGTAGTTATTTTGACTTTGACATCGCGGCTGCACCAGCAATTCCTATAGGAATAACAATAAGTATCCATAGCCAATTCATAGATGAATCGGACTCCGCTGGTGCCGCTGGTGCCGCTGGTGCCGCTGGTGCCGCTGGTGCCGCTGGTGCCGCTGGTGCCGCTGGTGCCGCTGGTGCCGCTGGTGCCGCTGGTGCCGCTGGTGCCGCTGACAAGGTTACATTTTGAG